GCTTTTGGTGGAGGATATCTATCAAAATCCGTTGCTGGTTCAGCAGATGTTACGCTCACTACAGCCGACGCTGACCCAAGCACTGAGTCCGCTAATAAAGTTATCGAGTTAACCGGTGCACTTACAGGTGATATCAAAGTATTAGTGCCTGCTGTAGAAGGTGAATATGTTTTCTTCAATAACACAACAGGTTCACAAACTTTAACTATCGCTGCTACAGGTCATACAGCAAACGGTATTCAGATAGCACAAGGGGCATACTCACATGTTTATAATGATGGTTCTGCTAATTTTAAAATGTTTAATGCAGTTGACAAATTAGGTGCAACAACTTTCAAAGGAGATGTAACAAGCGGGGGTGGCAACATTATTTTAAGAACCAATGGTGCGGTATCTGCTACAACTTACACAGGTGATGGATCGAACTTAACAGGCGTTGACCCTTTTCCTTCAGGGACTAAACAAGTTTTCTTTCAGGCTTCTGCACCGACAGGTTGGACTCAGGACACAGCTACAGAATTAGCCAATGCGGCCATGCGTGTTGTAGTTGGAACCGGCGGAGGTACAGGTGGTAGTGATACTTTCCAAACAACATTTGGTAGTTCAAGAACAACAGAGTCAAAAAGTTTAACTGTTTCAGGATCAGTGAGTGGAACAGTGGGAGGCCACACTTTATCAACTCCTGAATTAGCATCACACAGTCATCCATATCAAGCGAACGTTTCTCCCGGTAACCAAGGCGCTTCATATGATTTTAGAACCTGTGGTCCTGGTAACCAAGCGAATAGAGTTGATGCTACTACAAACTCTGCTGGTGGTGGCGGTAGTCATACTCACCCATTCAGCGGAACCCTTACTTCTGCGACTACAGGGAGCTCTAGCTTTTCAATACCAGGCATGGATCTTAAATTCGCTAACGTAATTATCGCAGCTAAAGATTAATGCCAATATTTGACCCAGATGGTCAGTGCCCTCTCCTAAAAAAGAAGTGCATAAAACATAGATGTGTTTGGTACAACATGCTGCAAGGTAAACATCCTCAAACAGGATTAGATGTTCAAGAGTGGGGCTGTTCCATAGCGTGGATCCCTTTGTTATTAGTCGAAAATTCACAACAAATTATGAAGACAAGTGCAGCCACAGAATCATTTAGAAATGAAATGGTAAGATCAAACAGTGTTATGACTAAAGTATTAGCTCACAGTGGAGATGCACAAAAAGCTATGGGAGTGGCTAGTTCCATATTTGAAATGATCGGACAACATCAAGAGGCTATAGATCAACAAGACCCCTCAAAAGAGGATAAAACTATTTTACAACTAAGTAATAATAAGGTAAAAGTAAATAAGAAGCCCAAAAAGGCTACAACTAAAAAGGTAAAAAAAAATGGCAACAACCGTAAACAACACAACAGTTCAAAGTAGAATTACAATAATTTTTGATGCTGGTGGATCTTTAACAGGAGATGGCCCAGCTAAAGGCACTGGAAATACTGAGTCAGATGTATACCTAGATGACAATATTCAACTAAATATAAGATCTCACACAGAAATTGATAGCAGTATTCATGCTTTGCAGTGGGATGCTACAACGAACACAGGCACGATTGAGTTTACTGATACAAGAGATAATGAGTCTATTTCTTCTTTCCCTCAATGGGCCACAAATGTTGTTATAAGAGCAGAAGCTCAAAATACTTGGTCGTCCACATATAACTCAACTTATAGTGCTCATTCAGATGCGGGGGCAGAGGATGATTCAGCAGCAGTAACATCTGCAACTACAGCCGCCGACACAGCGAGAACAGATTATCTTGCTGCACACAGTATTACTTACTAAGTAATTTTGTGTATAAATAAAAAATGAAAGAATACATATTAGAAATTAAAAAACTAATACCCCAAACTTTTTGTAAAAAAATTATCTCTTATTTTGACAATGATTATGAGGACGCAAGAACCGTGGGAGGTGTGGACAAAGATACAAGAAATTGTCTATCGAGAAGTATTTTAGACACCAAAACATTTGGTGAGGTAATTTGTTTAAACGCAGTAAAAGAAAAGATACATGATTGTGTAAGTCACTATAAAAAAGAACATTCGCTCGATATAGAAAACATATCTCAATTAGATATTCTAAAATATGAAAAAAATAATCATCAAGCAGGTTATAAATTTCACATGGATTTTGGTGCCACAGTCACAGAAAGACACTTGTCTATTTCTATTTGTTTAAATAATGAATATGAAGGTGGAGAGTTTGTTTTTGACTTGTCCTCCGGACACCATGTGGTTCCGCAGAATGTTGGTGATGCGGTTGTTTTTCCGTCTAATTTTATGTTTCCTCACCAAGTTAATAAAATTACAAAAGGCACACGATACGCTTTAATAGGGTGGGTGGTGTAGTGGAGCCTATTTTTATAAAAGAATTTTTACCTAAGCAAATTTTAAACTTAACTTGTTCGTATTCGATTATAAAATTTTCTAATCAAAAAAAATTTAATTATGACGAGCAGACAGACTCTTTAGTAAGAGAGCATGGTGATTATTTGATGGAGACATTGATGGATATGAGCACCTCAGTCGTGGAGCAAAATGTTGGCAAAAAATTATGGCCAACCTACTCTTATTTTAGAATTTACGATAGAGGTTCAGATCTAAAAATACACACAGATAGAGAGTCTTGTGAGTATACCGTAGCATTGTGTTTAGGAGCTGATCCTATAGATACTCCCTATGAAATATTTATTGGAGAGAAAGACGAAAATTCAGATTACAAATATTATGATTCAGAAGGCAACTTTAATAGATATAGAATAGATTATAAATTTCCCATGGTTCCTAATAACGCTATCATATTTAAAGGAATGGATAAAATTCATTGGAGAGAAATATGCACTCACGATCATTTTATAACTGTGTTTTTACATTATGTAGATCAAGAGGGGGAATATAAAGAATACAAGTATGATAAAAGAAAAATTTTAGGAGCATGAAAGAAGACCTCTATGTTTTAGACGGAGGGATAGGTAAAAATATTTGTTTTACAAGTTGTTTAAGTGAATTAAATAATATCACTATTATGTCCTCATGGCCTCAAGTTTTTACCAATCATCCAAATGTAAATTTTGCTTATGATTATGATTTATACCCTTGGAAAGATAATACTGTATTTTTAAATAAATTTAACAATGTGCACGTTATAGATGCATATAATTCATTTTTTTTCAAAAATAAAATTCATCTAGTAAACAGTTTCAGAAGCCTTTTAGGTTTAGAAATGATAGATAGTTTATACAGTGAAATATATTTTACGGATGAGGAGGATAAAAATATGCAACCCTTGTTAAATCAATTACAAAATTTTGTAATGGTGCAATTTATTGGGGGGGATGAATCTTATATACAAACAGATTTTATCGGATCAAGATCTCTTAATAAAAAACAATCACAAGAAGTAATAAACATTTTAAACTTTGATTTAAAATTAAATGTCCTTAATGTTTTTTCTTTAAAAGATTTTTTTGAAAATACTTGTAAAATAGATATTAATTTAAACTACATAAATTATGCTTATCTCATAAAACACGCTAAAGGGTTTATTGGAATTGATAGTTCACTTAATCACATGTCCTCAAACAAGTTTTGTCAAACTGAAGGAGTAGTTCTTTGGAACGATGATAATGTAAAAGAAAGATTTTGTTATGATAAAAACATAAATCTTACGACAAATACACCAAAAATAATGAGATTTGATGTAAACACAGTTATTGATAATTTTAAAAAAGTAATAAATAAAAAGCAGTAGTGTTAAAATTAAATAAACACATAGATTTTTACTCACAGTATAAAGGTATAATCCCAGATCCACAGCCTGCTATGTCTAATGTTCCAAGTGCTTACAAGAAAATGAAAGTTTTTCAAAGTGAAAGTTTTTTTTCAAAAACGGTAAAAAAATGTATTCCTTTTTTAGATGCTCTTACTTGTGGGTATATTATACCTTTTCCAATGGACCAGGTTTACAGGTATGATAAAGAAAATACTAGAGCTATTTTTGAAACAAACCCTCACTTACCGTCTGATTTTAGAGAAAGCCTAGGAGTAAGTTTTCATGAAAATTTCGAAGTCTCAGAAAATTTAAGGCACAACAAAAGAACAGTTGAAGCAATATTTAAATTCATCAATCCTTGGGTTATAAAAACTCCACCAGGCTATAGTTGTATTTTCACACAACCCTTTAACAGAAATTTACCTTTTAAAATTATTGATGGAGTTGTAGATACTGACACATATACACAGAATATTCATTTTCCTTTTTACTGGACAAATCCACATACAGAAAGAGTTATATTAGAAAGTGGGTCACCCATGGTTCTTGTAATTCCTTTTAAAAGAGATAGTTGGAGAATGAGATCCCATCTTGAAACACCAAAAGATATGGATGAGAAAAATAAAAAAAGAATTAAGTTTAATTTAAAAATTGTAGATATGTACAAAAAAAGTTCTTGGAAAAAAAAGAGTTTTCGATAATGAAAAAAACAATACCCTTACTCACATTTGGTTTTATAGATTGGATAGAAGAGCAGCACACTAAAGAAAAAATTATTATTGAATTTGGTTCAGGCGACTCTACAATATATTTTAGTAATAAATTTAAAAAAGTTATTACTTATGAAGATGAGGTTGAATGGATAAACTTGATAAAATCTAAAGGTATAGATAACGTTGTTGTAAATTACCTAGACTATAATTTTTATAAAAAAGAACCTAATTATTTCACGCAAGCTGATTTTATTTTAATTGACAATAATCCTCGTAACAAAAATTTAAGACTTTATGTGGCACAAAATTTAATGGAAAAAATCAACTATCAAAATATTCTAATTTTAGATAATAGTAATTGGAACTCCGATTGTTATTTTTATTTAAGAACTAAGTACAAATCTTTCAAAGATTTTATAGGTTTGAATTATAAATCAGAAACCACAGTAACAAGTGTTTTCTATGATAGGGCGCAATAGTTTTGAGAATTTCTTTAATACAATCTTCTCATAATGCAATAGGGAGTGTTTATATACTTCATGATTATTTGTATAATAAAAACTACTTAAATAGACTAAAAGAATTAGTTAATGAAGCTATCGAAGAGGAACCTGTTGATAAATTAGTTAATGTTCACGCTAAAACAACAAACTGGGATAAACTATTGAAAGTTGAAGCAATGAAAAATTTTCATACTAGGATTTTAGATACTCTAATAAATATTTATACTCTTCGAACTCCTACACCTAATACTCACTTAAAATATTTTTTAAATTCTTCTTGGGGCATGAAACACAAAAAAGGCGACTATACAATAGAGCATCACCACGCTCCTGTTGCTTGGTCAGGTGCATTTTATTTTGAGGTTCCTAGCGATACTTTTATGACTTTCCCTGATTTTAATCAATCTTTACAAATAAAAGAGAACATGTTAATTTTTTTTCCAGGTATAACAAAACACAGTGTTTCAACACATACAAGTGATAAAGAAAGAATTTCCATGGCATTTAATATTGATTGGCATAACTAGATTATGCAAGGAGAAAAATAATGATTAAACCAGAAGAGTTAAAAGATAAAAATATTAAATTATTTTTAGGCATGCCTATGTATGGTGGTCTTTTATCAGAACCAACAATGCATGGTTTATTGCAATTACAAAGTTGGTCAAGTCATGCGGGAGTAAATTTAAGGTTTCAATCTATGGGAAATGAAAGTTTAATAACAAGAGCAAGAAATACTTTGGTTTCTATGATGATGGATCAAAGAGATTACGTCGCAACACACTTGTTGTTTATAGATGCAGATATAGGATTTGAATGGCAAAACATTGAAAGGCTTATATGTGCGGACAAAGATGTAGTCTGTGGTATCTACCCAAGAAAACATTTACACCTAGAAAGAATTAAAGGAATTTTAGAAAAAGAACCAGATATATCTCCTGAAGCCTTAGAGGCAAAATGTCTAGGATATAATGTTAACTTTGATGATCCTGAATATTTAAAGGGAGAGAACGGGTTTTTTAAAGTTAATGAAGCTGCCACAGGAATGATGTTAGTAAAAAGAGATGTCTTTAGAACAATGTTTAAAAAATTTCCAGAGAGAAAGTATGAAACAGATCAGATAGTAAATGGCCAACATTATAGATCAGATAATTGCTATGACTTATTTGCTGTTGGTCCCTATGAAACTGTTGGACAAAAAAGATACTTATCCGAAGATTATTATTTCTCAAGGTTGTGGCAAGAGTGTGGCGGAGAGATTTGGGCTGATTTTGCTATGAAGCTTACACATTATGGTAATAGAGCATATCAAGGGGATGTTTCATCATTACTATCTAGAAAATAATGCAGTTAATGACTTTTTATAGATTTTTAGTATATTATTCTCATGCCCTTAGTAAATTTTAGACCAGCCCCCGGTATCAACAAAGAAGTTACTGATTATACAGGCCAAGGTAAATGGACCGATGGTGATATGGTGCGTTTTTTTCAGGGGTCAGCCCAAAAAATAAAAGGTTGGCAAAGGTTTTTTAGCACAACTTTAGTTGGAGTGGTCAGAGATCAGCACGCATGGGTAGCGCTCAATGGAACAAGATATGATGCTTTTGGCACAGATAGAAAACTTTATGTTTTTGAAGAGGGTGTAGCTTACGACATCACACCTATCAGAGAAACACAAGCTTTAACAAATCCTTTTACCACAAACGCTACTACATCTGTTGTTGTTACCGACACTGGTCACGGCGCATCTCAAGGGGATTTTGTAACCTTTGACTCTTTCTCAGCTATAGATGGATTAGATATGAATAAAGAGTTTGAAATAACATCAGTTGCTAATAATAATGCTTATGTTGTTACTACAGGATCTGCAGCGTCAGGATCTACATCAGGTGGTGGAGGCTCAGGCAATGCTAAATATCAAATCAGTATTGGTCCTGAGTTATCAACTCCTGCCTTTGGTTGGGGAACAGACACATGGAGTTCAGGCACATGGGGTACAGCATCAAGTAGTTCTAATGTTACCCTTGAGGCAAGGCAATGGTCCTTAGATAACTTTGGGCAAATTTTAATAGCTACTGTATTAAATGGTGGAGCCTTTGAGTGGGATCCAGATGATGGTCCAACTACAAGAGCTGTTGCCATAACTAACGCTCCTACAAAATCAAGATTAAGTTTAGTTTCTACACCTGATAGACATTTATTATTTTTTGGCACACAACCCACCATTGGAGGCACAAACGCACAAGATGATTTATTACTAAGATTTTCAAATCAAGAAGACAGGAACACATATCAACCTACTGCAGAAAATACAGCAGGATCACTACGTATTGCTGACGGATCACGAATCGTGGCCGCAGAGCGTTCGAGAGGTCAGATATTAGTGTGGACAGACACATCTTTACATAGTTTACAATTTATAGGGCCACCATTTACTTTTGGTTTAAGACAATTAGGTCAAAACTGTGGAATAATAGGAAGTCATGCAGGTGTAGATATAAATGGCGTATCATATTGGATGTCTCAGGATTCTTTTTTCTTATTCGATGGTACTGTAAAAAAACTACCCTGCACAGTAGAGCAGTTTGTTTTTAATAATATAAATATAACAGGTTCAGAAAATGCTTTTGCTGGTCATAATGGTGAGTTTAACGAAATCATGTGGTTCTACCCTAGAACTGGATCAGATCAGATCAACGCTATTGTTGCTTACAACTATTTAGAACAAACATGGTGGACTGGCACATTAGCTAGAACCACATGGATAGATAAGGAAGTTTTTGATAATCCTATTGCTACGGAGTACAGCTCAACAGCGACCGCAAATAACGAGGTTATAAGTGGCCTTACGGATGGGGCCTCCTCGGTATTCTTACATGAAATAGGTAACAATGGTGACGGTCAAGCTATCACAGCATTTGTCAAATCAGGAGTAGTGCAAATAGGTGAGGGTAATGACTTTTCTTTTGTGTCAAAATTAATTCCTGATATTGAAGACCAAGAGGGAGTCCTAAATGCAAAGCTTGAGTTTAAAAATTATCCTAATAATTCTACGGCTGTTACTAAAACAGTTTCTTTTGAAGATAACACGGACTTTGTAAGTTTAAGAGGTAGAGGCAGAGAGTTTACGGTAAATGTTGTTTCTAATACCACAGGCACTGCTTGGAGATTAGGAACACAAAGATTTGACATACAACCTGATGGTAGAAGATAATGGCTAAATTAAGTTTGACAAGATTCCCAGATCCTAGAGATGAATATGAGAGAGAACAACAAGCTGAGGTTATTAGACAGTTAGAGGAATTAGTGCAACAGCTTAATACTCAGTATACACAAGACACACAAGAAGAGTCTACAAGAAGAAGTTGGTTTTTATCTAATGGCTGATGTATTTAAAAGATTTATAACTAATGTAACAACAACAGATTTAACTACAGTGTTTACGGTGCCAACAGCTAACGTGGCGGCAACACCGCCAACACCTGTTTCAACATTCATAGTAAAAACTATTAATGTTCATAATTACGATGGGTCAGCAGCAGTAACTGTAAATGTTGATCACAATAATGGTAGTGCAGACTTTCAAATATTTCAAGTTGATGTTTCTGCATCTGACACGAATACAATAAGCACTAGCATGGTCTATCAAGAAGGCGATGCTTTAAAAGTACAAGCAAATGCCGCTTCAAGAGCCATGGTTGAAGTTTCAGTATTGGAGGTAAAACAACAACAATAATGTATTTAATATCAAATGTTCCACAAGAAATTACAGATAAAATAGATGAAGTCATAAAAGGCAAAAATTTAGTACCTGCTAATATGGATTTGGCGGGGAATATTAAAAATGAGTTTTTAATACCAGAGGGTAAACAATATGTTTATCCCTTAATTTTTGCTTTAATCAATGAGCACAAAAAAAAGCACCCACAATATTTTAAAAAAATTTGTGGTTATATGAACAGGAAAGAAGTAGATCTTAAACTACATTCTTTATGGGTAAACTTTCAAAGAAAACATGAATTTAATCCCGTGCACGTTCATGAGGGATTATTTAGCTTTGTTTTTTGGCACAAAATTCCTTATAAAATGGAGGATGAGATTGCACGATATCCAAATATGCAAGCAGATCAAGTAAAAGCAGGTCAGTTTGCTTTTTTGCAAACAAATGAAATGGGTAGAATACAGTCAGTAGATTTACCTGTAGATAATACTTGGGAGGGTAAAGTGGCTCTTTTCCCAGCAGACTTAAATCATGTTGTATATCCTTTTTTTACATCAGATGATGTAAGAATAACCATATCTGGTAATGTCGGTTTTCCCTCATAAATTTATTGATTTAGTTAATTTTCGCCTATAAAACTATAGTATGGCAAAGATTGTAGACGAACCTGTACTCCTACGTCATGATATTATCGATGGGAAAAAAGTCCCAGTATATAGTGCAAAAGTAGAGACTACAGTGACCAATACTAAAACAGGACATGAATACAGTAGCCACGAAGAAGTGGATGCTGACATCGCCAACCCTGCAACAGAAACTAAAGAAGAAGACATACGTAGAGATGTGCATGTGATTGCACCGAATTTATTTAGTGGAGCAGCTACTGGGGATGAATAATGTTAAAAAATATATTTAAAAGCGCTAAGCAACTTTTAAAAAGTCCTATTGGTCAGATTGGTATAGGTTTATTAGCTCCCGGTTTTGGTTTTAATCCTGCTGTAGCGTCTGGTATTGCAGGACTTATTGGAGGCGATAAGCCCGCAAATGTAGCTAGGAATCTTGGTATCACTGCTTTGTTAGGCGGAGCGACTGCAGGACCCGGTAGAACGTTTACACAAGGTGTAATGGACACTTTTAGAACTCCTACTGGTCAAATAGGTAAGTCTTTATCTGCGGTCAACCCATATGAAGCGGGCACAGTAGGTGGCACAGGTTCTAGTGGGGGCATACTTGATTTGTTAAAAAGCATACCTGAAAAAGTCTTAGACGCTGCAATTGAAAATCCAATTAGAGCTGCAGAAGCTGGTTTACTTTTAACAGCATTACTGCAAGGTCAAGACGACCCTAGATTGCAGGAAGTTGATCCAAACGTAATATTAGATAGAAGCCGATTTAAACAAGAATTAGAAGAGAGTCCTTTTCAAAATGCTACAGGTGGTATAGCTGGGTATAAGATGGGTGGAGAAAAGAAGACTAGCATTGGTATAAATGCAAATACTGGCGAACCAAGTGGCTTGGTCACCGGACCAGGGACCGGTAAGAGTGACTCAATAAGATTTGTAAGCAGTGAGGCTAAAGTGCCCACAGATATATCAAATGGTGAATTTATAATTACAAAAGAGGCCACAGATAAAATAGGACCAGAAAACCTTTATGCGTTGCAAACCGCTTTTGATAAAGACGCAGAAACATTTGAAGAGGGCCAAGAGAGGATGGCAATGGTATAATGGCAACATTAGAAGAATTAAAAAATCAATATTTTGCAGATCTTATTAAATCTGGACAAGCATTAGTTTCAGATTTACCACCTTTGCCAAAAGAAACTGTTGAACCTATTTCTGGTGCTGAAACACAAGCTTTAAATTTAGCACAAACAGGCATTGCAAACAGACCAGACTTTTTAAACATGGGTGTCGGATCATTAGGTCAGGCATCATTAACTGCCGGTAATGCTGCTACACAAGCGCAACAATCTACAGGTATGTTTGATCCTACCACTACTCAACAATTTATGAATCCGTTTCAACAACAGGTTATTGATGAATACACCAAAGAAATGCAACGTCAGTTTAATATTCAACAAGCTGGTAGAGATGCACAAGCAGTACAACGAGGTGCATTTGGTGGTGATAGACAAGGTGTTTTAGACGCTGAGGCTGCGACAGGTTTCCAAAGACAGTTAGGGCAAGGCATAGCTGGCTTATTATCAGGAGGCTTTCAACAAGCACAAAGAGCAGCACAACAAGCGTTTGAAAATCAACAAAGGAGAGGACAACTAGCTGCACAAAACTTAGCTAACATTGGAAGAGTGCAAACAGGCATTGGTCAAATATTTGGTCAATTTGATCCGATAGCATCTGGTGTTACAGAAAGAGATGTCAGCACGTTAGCTAGAATAGGTGCAACAGAAAGGGGAATTGGACAGGCAGAAAGAGCTGCTGACTTTGCAAATTTAATGAGGTCTTATAATCAACCATTTCAAGCTTTATCTAGACAAGGTGCTTTACTTGGTGGCTTTCCTTCATATGCAGAAAGTCAAACTCAACAATTATTTAATCCATTATTCACAGGCATAGGTTCATTATTTGGTGGAACCGGAACGGCATAATCCATGAGCGAGTCAGGATTTGACGTACTAAAAGGTTTTCAACCCGAGGGTGGTTCTATTACTTATGAACCATACACTCCTATTGTCCCACAAAATACTCCAATAGAATATGAACAAGAAAAAGCTGCAAAAGATCAAATATCTATAGATCAAGCGGCAAGAATTGAACAAGATACAAATTTATTTAATTATTACGCTAATCAATATGCAGGCCAATTGTTACCTGTCATTGAAGCAGGAAATCTTAATATGGATAACTATGCACAAATGTTAGGTTTAGGTAAAAGATACAGTCCTGATGACTTTAAAAAAATTATAGAGGAATCTATTGGTCCAATAGAAGATGACACAGCAGGTAGACAGTTTACAAGATTTTTAGTTGACTCATTTAACGCTAGAACACCTTACAAGGGGGCTGCAGGAGCTCTCGATCTTTACTTACAAGTTGTCGGTAAAAGAATGGATAGAGAAGATCAGATTAAGACTGCTAAATTAGAAAGAAGATTAATGGTGGGTGAGTTAGCTGCAAAACAAGCAGCAGAAGCCAATGAAAATATTAAAGCTGTAGAGGCAGATC